GGCTACGCCACGCGACCCTACGCGCCGACCGCGATCGTCGTGCATTCGACCGAGGGCGCCAAAGGTCAGACCTTGCAAAGCGCGGCCAGCTACCTCTACAATTCCGCCGACGTGTCGAGCGACTTTCTGATCGGCAAGGCGGGCGAGATCATCCAGTTTTTGGATAGCCGACTGTACCAGGCATGGCACGCTGGCGGGCAGCAGAGCAACGGCAGTTGGACGGCGCAGCCGGCCTACAGCAATCCGCACTCGATCGGGATCGAGTGTTTGCACGCCAGTGGCGAGTCGTGGCCGGCGGTGCAAAAGGACGCGCTGGCCTGGCTGCTCTCCACGCTCACGCGCGACTATCTCATTCCAATTCCCGCGATCGACACCCATGGCCAGATCGCCATCGATGGCCCGTATATCAGGAAAAAAGATCCAACAAATTGGAGTCACCAGGACTTCATCGCCTGGAGGGATAGCGTGCTGGCGCCTTCGCCTCCCTATGTTCCCTATCAGGTGGTGGCGCCATGCACCGTGTTTACGAGCCGCGCGCCGGATGCGTCGCTCGCCGGCGGCCCCGACAGCGGGCAGACACATCTTATGCCGGGCGATGTGGTCAATGTCGGAACGGGAGAAGGCGGGGTACAAAACGGATGGCTGTGGGTCAGCGATAGTTCGACGACCGAGCCGGGGATTGGATTCATTCCTTCGTCGTATGCCAGGCCACTCTGATGCAAGGCATCGTGCTGACAGATTGCGCCAGCGTCGGCGGCCTGCTCTCGACCATTCGCGGCGCGCGTCTGCCGCTGCTGAAGGTGGTGACCGGCTGGGGCGCGCCCTGGGACGACGCCAGCCGCATGGATGTGTGTACGGCCATGCCCGAGCTGCTCGTCCGCACCATCAGCGGCGACGGCTGTCAAGGCCCGCCGGCGCTCGATCCATCGGCCGTACTCGCCGAGCTGCGCCCCTGGTGCGAGGCGCGATCGACCATCACGGTCGAGCTGGGCAACGAGCCGAACGCCGACGATGCGTCAGACGACGCGGCCTGGAACTTCCGCTACTGGTTTATCGAGAGCCTGAACGTGGTACGCGAGTCCTTCCCGCAGGCCCGCATTGTCTCGCCTGGCCTGCTTGAGAATCGTCAGAGCGAGTGGTGGGCGATCTGCCAGGACGGCTTCGAGCTCGCGGACGCGATCGGGTTTCATTCCTACGCCTACCACGATTTTGTGGATGGCGACACCGGCCAGATTCAGCGGGCGCTCGAGCAGCTGGCGCTGTTCTTCCCCGACCACACGTGGATGCTCACTGAGTGCGGCATCATCGACCCGGCCACGTCGGCGGAGACCAAGGCCACCCGCTACGCGGCGCTGCATGCCAAGTTGCCCAGCCAGGTCGCGAGTGTGTGTTTTTACCATTTTTGCGAAGACCCGCTGCCGGGGGATGCCGACCAGGCTGCGTACCAACTCCCGGCATCAGCATTACCATACTTGTACGCCGGGGGGACGCTGTGAGGCTACGCAGGCCGCACATCATCATCATCGCGCTTGGCGCCGCGCTCTGGATCGCGCTGTGGTATCTGGCCGGGAGCGTTGTCTACTGGCTTTTTGGAGGGAGGTAACAGATGAGTATTGGCCCCGCGACTCTGATGGCGATCATCGCCGCCGCGCTCGCGACGTTCCTGTGGTGGCTCGCCGCGCGGCTGGCGCTGCCGGCGTGGGTCGGCATGTTTCTGTTCGGCGTCGGACTGGCGCTGGTCATTCTCGCTGGCCCGCTGATCAAGCTGCCGTGAAAACTCAGGTATTCTCAGGTTCGGCATGAAACTGACTGCAAAGCACCAGGCGTTCATCTCGCACTATCTTACCTGCTGGATCGGCGCAGAAGCGGCACGGCGCACCGACCCGACCTACAAGCGCCCCGACCAGGTTGCGTATGAATACCTGAGAATACCTGAGATTCAGGAAGAAATTCAGCGCCGCCTGACTGAGCTGAAGATGGGATCGGATGAAACGCTGACGCGCCTCTCGCACCAGGCCCGCGCCGATCTCAGTGACTTCATCGACGTGAGCGAGATGGACGCCGCGATCGAAACTGCTGAAACCATAGACGATGCGCATGCGGCGCACGTCGGATGGCGATTGAATTTAGCCAAGGCGAAAAAGGCCGGCAAACTCCACCTGATCAAAAAGCTCAAGGCTGGCCAGTGGGGGCCGGAGATCGAACTGTACGACCAGCAAGCCGCCTTAGCGCTGCTGGGCAAGCATCACAAGCTGTTCACGGATAAAGTCGAGCACACCGGCGCCGATGGACAACCGCTCTTCAAGGTCTACGAGAAAACCGATGCTTTCGACCCTGACGACGCATAATCCGCCTCCACCCCGCGCGCGCGGCTACAGCGCGCACGGCGCGGCCGTCGATCTGTGGCGATCGAAGGCGATCGAGATCGTGATCAGCGGCCCGGCTGGCACGGGCAAGAGTCGCGCGTGCTTGGAGAAGCTGCACTTTTGCGCGCTGAAATACGCCGGGATGCGCGGGCTGATTATTCGGAAGACCCGCGAGAGTCTCTCCGAGGCAGCGCTGGTCACGTTTGAAGATAAGGTGCTGCCTACTGGCGATGTGCTCAAAGACGGCCCACGCCGCAACTTCCGACAGGTCTACCACTACCCGAACCGCAGCGCGATCGTCGTGGGCGGCCTGGACAAGCCTGGCAAGATCATGTCCACCGAATATGATATGATCTATGTTCAGGAGGCGACCGAGCTGGATCTGGCGGCCTGGCTGGCGCTGACCACCCGGCTGCGCAACGGCGTGATGCCCTACCAGCAACTGTTGGCGGACTGCAACCCGGACGCGCCGACGCACTGGCTGTGGATTCGGGCGCAGGCCGGCACGACCACGATGCTGCATAGCCGGCACGAAGACAACCCGCGCCTATATCACAACGGGCAGTGGACAGCCGAGGGCCGCGCCTATAAAGAGAAGCTGGAGCGCCTGGGCCATATTGATGCCAAGACCGGAGAAAGGGTCGGCACAGAGTATCAGCGGCTGGGCCTGGGGCTCTGGGTGCAAGCCACCGGCGTGATTTTCGGGGTCTGGAGCGACGGCCCGTCCGATGGTAATGTGACGGAAGCGGCCGAGTTCGAGGCAGGCGCGGGCGAGGTGCTCTGGTTTGTCGACGACGGCTACGTGGGCGTACGCGACGCGCAGACGGGCCAGTGGACGGCCGACAGCCACCCGCGCGTGTTTCTGCTCGCTCAGGTGCGCCATGATGGCACGATCAATGTGTTCGACGAGAGCGACGAAGCGGGCCTGCTCTCGGATGTCCACGTCGCCGACGTGCTTGCTCTCCCGTACCCACACCCTGACTACGCGGTGGTCGATAAGAGTGCGGCCGAGCTGAAAGGCCGGCTGCACGCCGCCGGCGTCTACACCCGCAACAGCCCGAGCGATGTCGAAGAGAGCATCAAAGAGCTGCGGCGGGCGCTCGCGCTTGACCAGAATGGCCGCAGACGGGTGAAAGTCCATCCGCGCTGCGCCAATCTGCGCGCCGAGATGCCCAGCTACCGCAAGGACGCGAACGGCAAGATTATCAAGGCGTTTGACCACTCGATCGACGCGCTGCGCTATGGTGTGTGGTCGCAACGGTTTGAGCAATGAGCATCGCACAGCGCGTGAGCGCCGCTGCACTGTATAAACGCTGGTTTTATGCGCCGCATTTCACTGGTCGGCGCTGCGCCTTGCGGCTGCTGGCGCTGGGCTTTGTGTGGGACGGCGCGAAATGGCATATGCCGACCGCAGAGCGCTTTCTTGAAGGGCTGAAGCAATGACCGATACCCTCGCCCCCTCGGCCATCCAGGGCAACACGCTGGAGTATCCGTCGAGCGCCCCGGCGGTGTTCGGCCTGGCCTTCCCGTGGCTGATGTCGCCGCCTTCCTACACCGATCTGCCGACCTACTGGAGCCCGCGGCGCGACTGGGTGCTCTGTAACACGCTCGAAAAGGAGTCGATGTGGGCGGCCGCGGTCGCGCGCACGGCCACCAAGTTCGCGGCCCACGGCTACATTGTCAGCGACAGCACGGACAGTTCGCGCAAGGTCGCGGGCAGCCAGGAGCTGCTCAAACGGGCGAACGGCGGCGAGGGATGGGTGCCTTTTGCCTTGAAAATCGTGCAGGATCTGCTGCTGCCGAATAACGGCGTGTTTATTCGCATCCGCCGGCAGGGCGACACGACCACGCAGATCCGCGTCAAGGCGCAGCCGGCCATCGTGAGCGGCAATCTCAGGCAGGACTTCAGCGAAGCGGCGGTCACGACCTCATCGCCGGGATCCAAGATCACGGGCCTGTACCACCTCGACTCCCTCCGCTGCATTCGCACCGGCAATCTGGCCTACCCGGTGCGCTACATGCCGCTGAACGGCGTGCAGCAGATCCTCCGGTGGGATCAGGTGCTCATGTACGCCGACCAGCCGAGCCCGCGCGCCGAGCTGTTCGGCGTCGGGCGCAGCGCTGCCGACCGCGCCTACAAGACGATCGCGAAGCTCGCCGCGATGGAGCAGCTGGTCTACGAGAACTTGACCGGCGGCGGCGCGAACAAGCTGGTGTTTCTCCAGGGCATTAACGACCCGACCCTGCAGGCAATTCTCAGGAGCGGCGAGGCCGACGCGCAGGCGCGCGGGCTGGTGTACTACCTGGGCACGATCATGGGCGCCATACACGGCGACATCCCGCTTACCTCGATTGAAATCAAGCTGAAAGAGCTGCTCTCGAGCTTCGTGCCCAAAGACGAGCGCGACAACGGCTATTTGATCTACGCCAATTGCATCGGCGTGCCGGTGCAGGATATCCAGCCCTTATCCGGGCAGGGCCTGGGCACCGGCACGCAGACGGTGGTGCTGCAGGAGGCCGGACAGGGTATTGGGATCGCGGCGTTCATCAAGTGGTGGGAGCAGACCGTGTCCGATCGGGTGCTGCCGGCGACGACCGAGCTGCAATTCGTCGACGAGCACGACATGCGCGACCAGAAGGCGCGTGCTGAAGTGCAGAAGCTGCGCGCCGACACCCGCAAGGTGCAGATCGATAGCGGTGAGATTAGCCCGGCGATGGCGCGCCAGTTGGCGGTCGATAGCGAGGACTTACCGCAGGAGCTAGTGGCGGGCGACGTGACCAGCGGCGGACAGCTCTCGGATGACGAGAAACAAACGCCCGAGCGCGCATCACGCAGCCCGGCGAGTCTCGCGCTGATTCAGAGTGCGCCGACGGCTCCGCCCAAGCAGCCCCCTCCGGGGATGGCGACGAAGGATGTGGCGGACGACGACGCAGCGGCGCTGCTCGCGTCGGAGCTGGGCTGGGCCAAGCGCTTAGGAAAGGCCGCGCGCCGTGCCTAACCCGCCTGCTCCGCTGACCTGGCTGATTGCGCGCCTGTCGAAGCTGATCGCGACGGCGACGGGCGCGCTGGAAGCCGACTATCCGAACGGCGTCGGCGATTGGCAGCAGGAAGTCAGTCGCCAGCTCGCGCGCTACCACGGGGCGGCGATGCTGGCCTCCTCAGGCGTGGACAATCTGACACCGGAGATGACCACGGCGGTCACAACCGACCTGGCCACGCAGCTGCGCTTCCTGGACAAATTCGCGCTCGTGATGCAGGACGGCGATGCGTGGCAGGCGGGGTGGAATAGTCGGGCGAATATGTATGCCGGGAGCATCAAGACGCCCTACTGGCAGGGCGCCGTGGATATGCTGCCACTCCCGGCCATGCCGGCGGACGGATCCTCGACCTGCCTCACGCGCTGTACGTGCATGTGGGACGTGGCGAAGCTAGCGGGCGAGGGCGACTACGACTGCACCTGGGTGCTGGGAGCAACCGACCACTGTCAAATCTGTAAGCAGCGCGCGGCCGACTGGGCGCCGATCCGGGTGCGTGCGGGGGTGGTGCAATAGTGGGAAAGTCCAAAGTTATTCTGCCCCGCAAGCTGAGCGTGAATCCGCAGGCGATGGCGCGCGCGATCACCAACACCATGAACGCGACGGCGCGGGCGATTCAGACCGACTTCAACGTGACCACGCAGACATGGGACGACAAGCCGACGTTCGCGATTGAGAGCCCCACGCCCTACACGCGCCGGGTAGGGACGGATGACGAGAACTACACGCGGCTCAACGCCGGTACAAAGCCGCACGTGATTGCGCCGCGACCGGGCGGCACGCTGGTCTTTCGCACGCCGTTCCGCTCCAAGACCACGCCGCGCACGATCGGGAGCGGGGCGGGATCGAAGGGCGGCAACGTGGTGTTTACGCGCCGGCCCGTCCACCATCCCGGCGCCGAGGCGCGCGCGTTTGACCAGGTGATTGCCGAGAAGTGGAACCGCCAGTTCGCGCAAATTATGCAACGATCGATCGATAGTGAGGTCTCATGAGAATCCTTGCCATCCTCGCGACCATCCTGCTGCTGATGGCGCTGCTGGCGTTCAGCCCGCTAGTCACTGCTGGCGACGCCGCGCCAATCACGCTGCCGCCGCGCGCGACGTTCACGCCCGCGCCGCCGACGGCCACGCCCGATCCCGACGCGACCACTGCTCCGGAGCCGACCGACCCGCCGGAGGCCTATCCGCCGCCGCCCTATCCGGCGCCATCGCACACGCACCGAAAACCCGAGACGCCGCGCGAGGCGCTATCGAAACTCCTGGAGGGTCTGTTTGGATCTCGTTGAGCTGTTCTCGAAGCCGCCGGCGTCGTTCGCCTGGTCGTCGTCAGACGACGGCACGCGCACGATGGGCACGTCGGAGGGCTTCGTCCTCGATATCTGGCCCGATCGGGTCGAGGCGGCCGCGCTGTTCCCGCCCGATCGGCCCGACCTGGTCGAGCGGAACGCCACGCTGTTGCAGCTGCTGCTCATGGCCATGCGGCCGGACTGGAACAGCGCGGCATCCTGGCTGGCGCAGGCGATGCGGATGGCCGCGCGTGGCCATGCAGAGCAGATCAACGTGAGTAGGCGCGTGCGCTTTGTGGATGATGCGGCGCACAGCCGCGCGACGCTGAGGATACAACGCTGATGGCCTTGCATCGTCTTGACAATAATGCTACAGTAGAAACAAGCACAGAAATGCGTGATCTCGCGCGCGTGCTCAAGGCCGCATTCTTAATGATTGTTCGCTATTTGGAGCGGCGCTATGGGGTCTAACGACGCATGCTATCGCATTGATGTTGAGTTACCGGAAGTCGCCCAGGGCAACCCAGCGCTTGCCACAACTGAGCAGCAGAATCAGGTTATTACTGAGGTATTGCCGATCTTCAATCCGCCGGATATGGAGACGATTATCCGGCTCCTGCATGCTGGCAAGCTGACGACCGAGATGATCGTCGACGGCATACGCGTAACGTTTATATTGCGCCCAGTCACGTAGCTTTCTCACAATCGAACGGTCTTTGAGTAGGCCCAGTCCCTCTTTAGGCCCAGCGCCTCCAGGGGTGGCTGGGCCTTTTGTGTGTCTCATGTCCGATCCATCACCACAACCAGGAACCCCACTCCACGGCCCGGGCGGCTTGCTCGGCACGCCCGGCCTGGGCGGATCGCGCCGGAGACGCGGCCGCAAGTGGGGCGTGCGCACAAAGGCGAAGCAGATCGTCGGCAATCTGTACCGGGGCGACACGGGCAAATTCCAGGCCGGCAGCGGCGGCACGCCCGCCGGCGCGACGCCCAAGCGCGGGAACGTCTACAGCAAGCAGCCGAAGCCGACCACGCGCATGCCCGTCAAAACCGCCAAGCCCAAGAAGGGCGGCGGCGCCGCAAAGAAGCCCAAAAAGGTCGCGCAGACGGCGGAACAGAAGCGATTAGCGCGCATCACGGAGCACGCCCAGAACCGCCAGAAGATCCTGGCCGGCATGAACATTGCGCCCGACGGGCAGGCGGCGCTGGGCGACCTGGCCGACGGCGAGCAGCCGCGCGACCCGTCGGCAGTGCAGCGCGGGGGGCTCGTCGAGGCGGGCCTGGTCGAGCAGGCCAAGGACGGCAGCTACCGCCTGAGCGCCAGCGGGCGCGCGGCCCTAGCCGCCGCCGCGAGTGGCGATGCAGGCCGCGCCGGCGCGATCATCTCCAGCGCGCGCGACCGCACGACGGCGCGGAGTGAGCGCCAGCAGGCCGCGGCCGAGCGGAAGCGAGCGGCCGACGCCAAGCGGGCGCAGGCTGCGGCGGCGGCGAAGAAGAAGCCTGCGGCTGGCGGCGGCGGCGGTGGTGGTGGTGGTGGCAGCGCGAACCGCCAGGTCGCCGACATAGCGCGATCGGCTCGGCAGGAGGCGCGAGACGCGGCGCGCGCGAGTCGTCAGCAGGCCACGGCGGAGCGCAGGCGCCAGGTGGAAGCGCGCCGCGCTGCGGCCGCGGCCGATCGCCAGGCCAAACAGCAGCGCATGCTCGATCGGTTGAAGCGCCAGGCGCAAGGCGGCGCGAAGCTCACCCAGGCCCAGCGTAATCAACTCACCGACG